CATCCATGTCACATCTTTACGCTCCAGATAGCTTCTGGCTCCGCTGCCGGCAGCCGGATATATCATGACACTCCTGATCACGTTAAATAAAACTGGGGTAGGAGAAGTTCCTCCCGGTAAGCTTAAAAATCCATTAGAGGCCGTGAAATTGGTGTATTGATAAGAACGAAAAACCGGAAGATCAGCGTCCCGTAAAATTCTATTTTCCGTATGCTCTATAAATCCATCCGTAATGGTGGACGTAAAAACATCAGTGCTGACTTCTGAATAGTCCAGTATTTGTTGTGTTAATTGTGCGTAAGTTGCCATTATGCGCTTATGGTTACAGGACCTGCTGAAACAGGATAACCTCCTCCTCTAATTCCTCCAGTCGTAGCTGTTAATGAACCTGTGGAAAAATAATACCAGTCATCAGATCCATCACTGGACCCTGATACATATTTTCCTTTGGTAATTGTATACCCAGCAACAGCACAAAGAACTGCTCCCGTAATGCCGTCTACCGCTTGACAATCTGCAAATACATCTGTTTCAGAGGATACAAAAGGATTTCCTCTGAATCTAACCGTGTCACCAGTAGATCTCCCATGATCCGGAGAATGAACGTTTATAACTTGTGAGCCGGAAGCGTAAGTTTCAAATGGATTAATGGGTAATAAAATTAATGCTGCCGGAGCAATTCTAGCTGGCCTAGCATGTTTCAAAGCTTGGGGATCAGGTGAATGCTCGTGCGGCATAAGTTGTGGTGCCTTAGGGGTATACTCGCTTGTATGCACCCACGCACCTGTCCATTCTTTCACCATTTCCGTATAGGGAAATTGTAACCCGCTACGATCAGAAATGGCTAATGCAAATTTTCCGCTAGCATATGCCATTTATTAAATCCAAGTATATTTGCCGCCTTTTTTAGCAGCACCCATTGCTTGCATAGTACCTGAAACTTTTCCTTCACTAATTTTAAAAGGGGTTCCACCAGAAGCTTTTCCTTCACTAGTTGGTGCTATCCCTTTAGTAGTAACAGCTCCTGCCTTAACAGGTTTTGGTACTTCTACATGACCTCTTCCATAATGTCCGATTTTCTTACCCGAAGCATCACGGCTATTGGCCGTTGATTTATTCCATAATGGATTGCTCATTAGTCCTCCTTTTTACATTCGCAGTCTGTGCATTGACAACTGTCTCCACAATTGCAGTCAGAACCACATTCACATTTTGGCATATTATCCTCTATGGTATATATGCCTGCGCCGGTTTAACCCTGAACGATACCCGTTCACGGTTAGCATCAGCTGTACGCTGAAATTCTTCATCATAAATTGTTTTTAATCCAGGAGCCATCATTGGAGTCCTTTTAATCGCTATATAATAGGCTAATCCTGAAATTAAACAAGGAAGAAAATAGAAGGGAACATCCGCATAAGTGTTCGACGCCCCTCCGCTTACAGAACTGCTTGTTGCATCCTGGATCCTGTTAACGTAGAAATATTTAAAGACGTAAGCCTTATCAGGAGTAGGATAGAGCCAAACTCTTATGTCCTGCTCCGGCCTTCCGCTTGTAGCAGTGGTCTCATCTGTAATATCACTGTAAGTGCTCGCTCCATTAATAACACTAAACTGCGTGGGTCTGGCCGTTCCAGCACTCCCTGTCTGATTCTTTCTGCTTAGATTCATGTATTCTGTCCTGGAAATCTTGGTGATCGCCACATCAGTGGTAGTACTTCCACCTTCCAAACCTCTGTTTACAGGGGTTGAATCAGTTGCGTCATACGCCGTTGTCGTGATTGTAGCGTCAACTATGTCCATAACTTTTTGGTCGAGCGCAAAGTTATTTGTTCCTGCCGTCAGTGTTTTGAAATAATAGTCGATGGTCCAGAGATTAAGGCCGCGATTGGCCCATTCTGAAAACATAAGATTCAAGGATCTTTTGGCAGTCTTAAGGTCGTAACCCGTAAGTACCTGCAATCCACATCTTTCGAATGCTTCCTCTATGATCTCCGAGATGTCGAGATTAAATGCTCTAGTGCCTGAATAAGCCATTTAACCTCCTTAACTAGAAATCGCAACGTAATTTTTAAGCCATTCCATTTGAACGTATACAGTATCGCCAGCAGTCCTAGCTGGATTGAGAATGGCCACATCGCCAGTGTACCCACCGGCTGCCTTATTAGCCACTGTAGGCGATAAGCCTCCAGTGTTACTGAAATCATAACTCCCATATCCATTCAATATTAAGAAAGGTATGTTAGTAGTGGCATCCCATTGAAATTCTACTGCATCCGCATTAGCGGTCATGAAAACATTAAACCAAACTTTATTTAAAGTCAGGTGGCTGCATTCTTGATTATTGGCGCTCTTGCCTAATCCTGAAACATCAATCGATAAATTTTGTGCAGTAGCGGCGTCGGCTGCTGCAATTGTATAATGGTTAATGAATTTTCTTCCGCCGTCAAAAGTTGTTACTAAAGCCATAATTAATTCCCCTTGTAAGAGAGTGGGGTCATTACACCCCACTCACGGTTATATTATTTTACCAAGTATCTCCTGAAGCAAGGTTCTTGCCCTGCATGAAGTCGATCTTGATCCACGCTTGCCCAGCTGTAGACAATGCTCCAGTTGGGGTATAAGTCAATACTGCCTGTACATCAGAGTTATAAGAAACGCTGTCTGCACCAGTATCAGCTTGGGATATACTCTTCCAAACTGCATTTTGAGTAGCATCCACAGTTACAGCCCCACCAGTATTACCAGTAGTTGTAACTGCTCTCATAATTGCAGTAGCAACGTCAGCTAAATAATCCGGATCATCGGATTTTCCAATTTCCATTGGATCCGCTGTTCCAGCATTAAACGCTTCTCCTACCCAGACCTTAATACCAGTAACGGTAGATTGGTAAGGAATAGTTCCCAGCGCTCTGCAATAGACATCAGCTGCCACAGCCGCTGTTCCCACGGTAATGTTACCAGTGCCAGCCGCGCTTATAGCGATTCTAGTCACGCTCTTAAAGTTAGCAGCTGTACTGTTAGTAGTATAAGCCACCGTAGCATTCGGTCCTGTGACCGCTTCGCTCAAGGCTTTGCCATTTACATCAGTGCCGTAAACAGTGAAAGTTACACCTGAATCATCGCCATCACTTGTGATGCCGATTTTTCTCGCCCACGCTCCGTCAGCAGTTTCTGCTGTACTGGAAACTGAAGGTGCGTAAACTGAATTACCGTTAATGGTAGCAGTTAAAGCGCCATTCAATGTCAAGTTACCCGCAGCTGTAGGTGTTTGTGCAGTGGCAATGCCGTCTGCATCTAATGCACTTGGTTCTTGAAAATAACGAACTAATGAGTTTGATACCCAGTTAGTGTCCTTAAGATCACGACCACGGTAACCACCTGATGTGGCTCCGCTAATTACTGGACCCGATTTTACCGGACCCGAAAAAGTTGTTGTACCCATTTGTACTCCTTGGCTGTATAGGCCATTTGTTATGCCGTCTCTATACCGTCTGCCTAGCCAGTCTGCATAACTATTTACTAGGATAGGAAGGGCGAACTAACTTCGCCCTTCCTTAATTAATTTTATGCTCCTGGTGAGCCAAATATTCCACGCCAGTCAGACCAGCCGAAGCTGTATCTTTCTCTCGCTTTATATCTAACGTTTCCAGTATCGAAGTCGCCTTCCATCGCAGTACGAATAGGAGCTCTAGTGAAGTGTTTGAGTCCGTTAGGAGCATCCGTTTTAATGAACCAAGCGTCTGTATCAGTCAAGAAATTGTTTACCACATAACCTTGTGGAATCATTCCCATTGATTTTACAGCGTTGATGTCATTATCAGCAGTTGCTGGTCGTCCTGGTGATTTTAGCAATCTTTCTACATTGAACTGAAGATTGACTGGGATGATTAGTTTCATGCCCCTTAGAGCAATTTTTAATCCTCTTTCGTCTTTCATATCAGCAATATCGATAAGAGCCTGCTCGAGCGAAGTTTCGTTCAAGTCGGCAGCAGTTGTCAATTCGTTTTTTTGGTCCCCACTAAGTGTAGGATGGTCAGTCGCTAAAAGCTCCTTCGCATCGCCACCAAGGTAAGAGCTGTTGAATCCTCTGTTGAGAATGTTAGCCGCTTTTACTTGTTTAGTGTTGGCCATTGAACGTGCCAATGCCTTTGTGTATCGAGTGCTAATCTTGTCGTAAAGGTTGTCCTCTACGGCTTCTTCGGTTAATGCGAAAGCCAAAGCAATGGTTTCCATGGTGTACCTTGCAGTGTAAGTTTCTTGAGCGTCTTCGTAGCTTACGCCTTGACCCTCAGGTTTTACAGCTGCATTGGCAAAACCACCTAGCATTACTTCTTCTTCGAACGCACGATCGGAACTCTCTGTATCAAAGATTTCCTTATCTTGGTTTTCGTAGCGGTCGTATTCCAACCCAAACAAAGCGTTTAAACCTGGTTCGAGTTCTTTGACCAATTGCATTCTTGAAAT